TCGAGGCGTGGGGGTCGAGCAGCGTCGAGGCGTGGGGGTCGAGCCGCGTCGAGGCGTGGGGGTCGAGCCGCGTCGTGGCGCGGGAGTCGAGCAGCGTCGAGGCGAAAGAAAACACCACGATCCTCGTCACATGGGGCGATCCCAAGGTGCAGCTCGATGGGTTCGCGTTGCTCATCGATCGCCGCGACACCTATGGGCCGCCAAAGGTCACCGGCAATCACCAGGGCGTTAGAGCGGAGGTAGCGTGAGCATCGAAGCCTTTCCTTTGTCGTGGCCGGAAGGTTGGCCGCGCACGACTTCGCGCAGCCACGCACGCTATAGCGTCGGTGGTGGCCAGGCGAAGAAGCACCTGCTCAACAACCTGAAGCTCTTCAGCGCGAGCAACATCGTCATCTCGAGCAACGTGCGAATCCGCCAAGACGGGCAGCCGTATGCGGCTGAACTCGGCAAGCGTCACAACGATCCGGGTGTCGCGGTGTACTTCAGCCGCAGCAAATGGGTCGCAGGCAAGTGCGTCACGACCCCGTACGTTTTAGCGTGCGACAAGTGGCTCACTCCCGACGACAACCTCAGAGCAATCGGCCTCGCCGTCGAGCACATGCGTGGCCTCCATCGGACAGGTGCGAGCGATCTCTTTGAGCGCGCGTTCTCAGGCTTTCGTGCGCTGCCGCCGCCGAGCTCAGCGCCGTCGGCGCCGCAATGGTGGAACGTCCTGGGGTGCGGCCAGAGCACCAGCACCGACGAGGTGAAGAGTCGCTATCGCGATTTGGCGATCCGCAATCACCCCGACAAAGGTGGGGACGCTGGCGCCATGGCCATGATCAACCGCGCGTACGAACAATTTCAGAAAGAGAGAAACCTGTGACCGCTTTAGCAATCAAGTACATTGGACTAGATCTCATCAACGAGAACCCCAACAACCCACGCCGTACATTCGTCGATATCGACGAGCTCGCCGCCGACATGAAGGTGCGCGGCGTGCTGCAGCCGGTGATGGTGCGACCGTCGGGCAAAACGTTCGAGCTCATCTTTGGCGCGCGTCGGTACCGCGCTGCGAAGCTCGCGGGCCTCGAGGCCATCCCGGCGATGGTGCGCGAGCTCACCGACGTCGAGGCGCTCGAGATCATGGTCGTCGAGAACGCCAAGCGCGCCGACGTGCATCCCCTCGAGGAAGCGCACGCGTTCCACGAGCTGCAGACGAAGCACAAGCACGACGTCGCGAAGATCGCCGCGAAGGTCGGCCGCTCGGTGAACTACGTCTACGATCGGTTGAAGCTCTTGAACCTCACCAAAGAGGCGCAAAAGCTGTTCCTCGATAACCGCTTCACTGCAGGCCACGCGGTCATCTTGGCGCGGCTCGAGCCGAAGGTGCAGGACATACTCACATCGACCACCGGGCCAGAGGGCCTCGGCTTCAATCGCGATTCGATGTTCGAAGAAGAGCGCACACTCTTCGACATGCGAAAAGAAGACAGCGACGGCGAGCCAACCTACAAGGTCAAGTCCGTCAAAGAGCTGCAGGCCTGGGTTGATCGCAACGTGCTCTTCGACGCCGGCGCCGACACCACGCCGATGTTGTTCCCCGAGACGTTTGCCGCTGTCGAGAACGCCACCAAAGCCGCTGAAAAGATCGTTCACATCACGCAAGAGCACCACGTCAATCCACTTTCGGAGTCCGGCGGCGGCCAGCGCATCTACGGTCCGCGATCGTGGAAGGATGCTAGCAAGGAGCCGTGCGATCACGCGGTGACCGGCGTCATCGTCATCGGCGCCGGCCGCGGCGAGGCGTTCAAAGTCTGTATCGACAAGAAGAAATGCGGCACGCACTGGCGCGATGAGATCAGGGCCGCAAAGCAATTTGAGAAGAAGCAGGGCACGGCGTCGGCGACCAACGGCGAAGATCGCTACGCTGCGCAGCAGAAGAGTTGGGAAGAGCAACGCGCGAAAGAGGAGGCCGAGCGCCAGCGCGTGATCAAAGCGCGCAAGCAAATCACCGACGCCATCGTCGAGCGCATGGAGAAGCTGACCGTTAAAGCAGACGGACCGCTCGTCGAGCTCATCGAGAGCTTGCTTGCTGTCTACGGCAAGAAGATGCCGGCGGTTCCGGCTAAGGCCACGCCCGAGGCCATCGTCAGAAACCTCGCGAACCAAGCGCTTCTTAATCGGTTCAATGACGAGTGGACGTTCGCGCGCAACTACAAAGACGTCGCGAAGCTCTTCGGCGTTGATGCCAAGAAGATCATCGACGAAGTGTCGCCGAAAGAGAAGGCAGCGAAAGCCGACGCCGGCGACGCGAAGGCGAAGGGCAAGAGCAAGGCGAAGTCCGCGAAAGCGAGCGCGTGATGGGTGGTAGACCAAAGTCACAACGCCGCCCCGACCATCGAAGTTTTCAAGGACCGTCGGGAAGCACGCCCAAGCCGGGCCGTCGACTACCGAAGTGGCGTCCACCAAAGAAGACATTCATGGGCAAGCTTCAAGCGGAGCTCGACGAACTCGAGCGCACCGATCCGAAGGTCCGCGCAGCCAGAGAGAAGTACGACAAAGCGGTCGCGAAGATTCTGAGCCAGCCACTTCCGGAGCGCAAAGGATGAGCAACGCCGCCGAAAAACCAACGCCGGCGCCACGTTGCTACTGCCATCGCTGGGACGACACCGCGCGACTTTGCCGTTATTGCGCGGCGCGTCGTCTCGGCGTCTCGGTGTCGTGGCTGGACAAAGCCGGCGCCGCTGGGCCAGTAGCTGTGAGGTTCGCCCGGCAGGTGAGCTTCTACAAATTCGATCTCGACGAGTGGACCAGACGGCAGCGGGAGAAGAGAGCATGGGTGCCGAAAAGCGAACCGTCTACAAAGACGGACTCTTCAAGCCACACGACTCCGACGTCTGGCACTACGTCGTCGAGGTCAACGGGCACCGGATCAAGAAGTCGAGTGGAGAAAGAAGTCTCCGAGCGGCTAAGGCAGCGCGGGAAACGCATCGCGCGCAGCTCCGCGCCGCAGCCCCTGTTCGTCGTGACCGGAGCGGTGGAACCCTCGCCGAGCTCGCCGGCAAAGACGTAGCGCGCGCCAAAGCCAAGGGCGCGACCAAGCAGCAACAAGACGCGATCGAATTCCTTTGGAGCATCGTCACCGCGCACTTCGGTCCGGATGCCAGCCCGCGTGTGATCACGCACGACAGCGTCGTCGAGTTTCTCGCCGCCAACCGGCTCGTCATCACCGTAGGCGCCGACGGCAAACCGGTGCGCAACGGCTATGCCGGGCAATCGCTGCGCCGATGCGTGCATGCGCTCAAGCGCGGCATGAAGTCGGCGAAGCGACTAGGCTGGGTGGCAACGGTTCTCGACGAGTGGCCCGAGGTCGCGAGTGACCCGAAGAAAGCCGACCAGGCCGGCAAGCTCCATCCCCCCGAGATTCTGGCGAACTGGATTGCCGCTATTGCAGACCGCAAATCACGCGACGTCGCGCGTCTCTATTACGTCGCAGGCCTTCGGCGCTCGGAGATGCAGCGCCTCGCGCGCAATTGGGTGCACCGACTGCCGGCGCCGCTCGAGCTCGCCGGCGTCAGGTTCGTCGCTCTGTTACGCGCGCCCGACTGGGCGACGAAGACGCGCGACGCGCGAGAGATCTTGCTCGACCAAGAGAGCGTCGACGCCATCGAGCGGGGCGCGGCCGAGCTCGACGACAAGCTCGACCCCGACACGACGCCGTGCATGGTCGGCCACTTCCGCAAATCGTGGGCGTCGGCGCGCAAGGCCATTGGCTACAAGCCGCAGATCACGCCACGCGACCTGCGCCACTGCTGCCGCACCTACGGCGGCGGCGGCGACGCAGCTCGGCACTCACTCGGTCACAGCGACGAGCGCACGTCGGCAATCTACGATCACCCGTTCCTTGAGCGGCTCGCGACCTTCAGCGCCGGCGTTCACGGCGCCGTTTTCGGTGCATCGATCCACCCTAGCCAATCCACCCCAGGGTCCGGAGATGCGGTAAAAAGGTCGGGGCAGTGGGATTCGAACTCACGGCCCCCTGCTCCCAAAGCAGAGTCCGCGTTGGCGGAGCACGTAAGTGGCTGTTTGTACTGCCAGCGAGTCGTTGCCAAACACATCGAGTTGCAGCGAAACGCACCCCGCATCCACCCCAGGATACCACCCCAGGCAACGCAAAAGCGGAGTGCATCGTGACCGAGTGTTGGTGGTCGCGAGCAATGGGGATCCAGGGCGAGTATCTGGCGCTTCACGGATGCGCTCACGGACCGCACTGGATCCGTATGTGGGCGATCGTTGCGGCGACTCGGGGAGGTAGCCAATGATATCCGCTAAAGCAAACCAGCCTCTCGGCCGCCACCGCTGTTACTGGTGTGGACGGCGCGTGCTCGGGTGCTGGACCGGTATCGACGGATGGCCGCGCAAGCGCGTCTGGATGTGCCGCGACCAGCGCGCGGGTCGCGATTGCTGGGATTTGGCAGCACGCAAGACCATCTCAAAACGCCCCAAATCGCCGATTTGACGCGCTTTACGAAAAATCGACACGGACCCCAAATAAATTGTAGACACGATAATTGGGCTGTGCGATAACTCAATTGTCAGCACGGAGCAGACGGCGCGCCTCGGCAGACTGGGGCAGGAGAGATAGACAGATGGCCACCACCTACCACATCCGCATGACCGACACTGATGCCACCCCGAGCTGGGTGCGCTACTGCGATACGATGCGCGTGCTCGGCCAGGACGACGGCAAATGCACGCTGGCTGTCACAGCGACTCGCTGGGATCTCCTGGAGCCAGCGCTCGATGCTGACGATGACGTCATCAGCTATCAGGAGATCGAGCACGATCCCCGCGAGGACGCAGCCGAGTAGCCCCGCCTGACGATGGCCCGCGTACCAGCGCCGGCCGAAACGCCTCGATTGAGGCGTCGCGGGAACTGGTCCTAGCCCCGAGCGCCGGGGGACGCGGCGCGTGAGTGAGACTGAGATGAGCGAATTTATGTTCGGCGTCGGTCGTGGTGCCCCGAAAAATCAACGTCGCATCAATGCGATCGCCAAGCGTCACGACGCATATCTCGTGGTCGCTGACATACCCGGTGAGGGCGTCAAGCACTGGTTTTGCGCGCCAAACATGGGCCATCCGTTCGACGCGGCGACCGCCAAAGCGGTCAAAGACGATTTGCGCGCCGCTGGTCTGGCTGATGCTGACGGCGTGTTGGCGGTCAAATGAGCCGCACCAACCCCCACGATCCCGAGCTGCACTTGCTGCGCTCGATCGCCAAGTCGGCCGGCGAGAATCGCGGACGCACCGAGATCGAGGCGGCCCGATTTGGCGTCTACGCCGCAATCGAGGCTGGCGACGAGGATACCGCACGACGCTGGCTCACTGCTCTGCGAGTCGCGGTGACGACGTACGCCGCGGAGTCGGTGCGCGCCGAGGCAATCGCGGCGATCGAGCGCATCGAGGCGCGGCTGTGAGCCGCTACACCGCGTCACACTGCGTAGCCGAGCCGCTGGGCGGAGGCATATGGGTGATCACTACCGCGCCCCGTGGGATCCTCGACGTCGAGGTCATGCTCGACGAGCGCGCCGGCGATCACACATGGGCCACACTCGTGCGCTGGGATCCAATGGCACTCCCTGATCCGGACGCGCCGGCCGCCAACGAGGATGGGTCTTGATTGTCCGCAAAAGCAAACGCGGCCCGGGGCGACCGAAGGGCACGCTCCGCGGCCGCAAGGAGCGCGAGGTGATCGCCTGCTCGCCCGAGGCCAAGATGCGCCTCATGCGCTGGGCTCTCGACCACGAGGTGACGCTGCATCTGGCGGCGGACACGGCGATCGGGATGCTGACGATGGACCAGGATCGGGATGGCGAGCCATGAAAGAGGCGCTCCTGGCGGCGGCTATTATGGTCGCCGTCTTCGCGTGGTCAGATCTGCCGACCGACTGGCGCGCACTAACCGCGGGGCTCGCTGCCGGCACGTGCATCGTGCTGATTGCGGCGCACTTCGAGCGCAGATCGGGCCGCTGACGATGGACCAGGACTAATGGCCAAAAGCAAGCGCCAAATTCACCTCGACCGCTATAATAGACTCACGGCATCGCGACGCTGCGTGAAATGCGGGCGAGCGTCCAGCGGTCAGACGCGCTGCAAGCGCTGCGCTGCGAAACAGCGCGGCATCTATCAGGCGCGACGCGAAGCAGGCCTCTGCACAAAATGTGGGCGCGATGCTGGCGGGCGCGTGCGCTGTGTCGGATGCGCTCGCAGACTCAGTGACTCCCGCCGCGTGACCGATATTTAGCCTGCGGGCTACGGCTACGCGACGCGACAATCAGGGCGGCCCTGGGCTGAATTGGCTAGTGCGTCGCGATCAGCGTCGCGACAGCTCCGAGAATTGCGGCCACAGCACCAATCCCGAGCACGCGCCCCAGGGTGAGCCGGTGTGCCTCGGCGGACGCTGAGCGTTGATCGCTAGCGAGCGCAGCTTGTGCAGCGTCGACCCTGCGCTGCTCCGTGCACTCGGTGTCTTTGACGGCGGCTAGCGCATCCAGTGCGACCTGCGCCTGCTCGGGGTAGTGCTCCCACTCCACGACGTAGACGTGCAGCGCGTGCGCCGTGTTGGTCGGGACCATGACGCCGCCGGCAACGCGCTGGGCGAGCGGCAGGCCTCGAGGGAGTTTTGGCGCAGGTGGCACGAGATGGAGCGACTCGACCCTGGGCGCGGGCGCTGTCGGATCGAGGTCGCGCTTGATTGCGCGCCAGTCAATCGTGTCCGCTGTTGCATACTTGGCGCACTCGGGGCCCTTCGGTCCAGCGCTCGGCCAGCGCTCGCAGACGATCCGCTCTAGCTCAGCGTTGCCCTGCTCGCGCGCCTGCGTCGGCGTCTGCTGGGCCCACGCGTTCGTTGAGCCAGTCAGCAAAATCAGCATCGCCACCAGTCTCATGCGCCACCTCGACTTCAACGTGCCGCGCGACCGCGGAGCGCTTGGCCGCGGCTTGTGTCTTCGCTTCCTTGACTACCTCGGCACCGAGCTGCTCGGTGGTCGTCACAAGCTGCGTGTCCGCTTTCGTGGCCTGGGCCGTCTGCGTCGCTAGCTTGCGCTCGAATTGGCAGCGCTGGAACGCGAGGCCGCCGAGGAACAGCACGAGCAGCGAGCAGACTGCGATGGCGGAGGTGCGGCTCATGTATACGTCCGCTCCGGCGCACCGTCGAAGATGTTCTTGCCGTCGACGAGGTACTCCCAGTGCCAGCGCTCGGATTCGACGGTGCGGTGAAATCCGAACTCATGCGCGCGGCGGCACATCCATTCGTACGACGGCTCGTGGATGCCTTGCGTCTCGACGTCGACGGTCGTGCCGCACTGGTGGTTGGACCAGCCAGGGCGCGCGACGACAGCGTGAGGCCTGCCCTCGGCGAGCGCATCCTTGTACGCGCGATAGAGCGCGTCCTGTTTCGGCAGCGAGCGCCACCCCTGCGTCGCGACGATATCGACACCATCCGCTTTGGCGGCCAGACGCATCGCGGTGAACGCGGCCGCAACAGGGCGGTGCAGCATGATGCCGTCGCCGACGTCGACGAGGTCGAGATGCACGATGCGCCCATGGCGCCATCCTGTCGCGGCGGTCACGCGTCCTCCGAATCGTCGTTGGCTCCAATGCGGTCGATGCGCTCGCGGACCGCGACCGACTCCGGGACAAACACGCACGACATGCGGCCCCATGTGCCAGTGCCCGCATGGATCGGCGTCGAGCACACTGGACAGGTCACCGCCTCGAATTTCGACTCCACGTAGACCGCAACCTCGATGCCGGTGCAGCCGCGCGGACACTCGAGACGCAACACCGACTCGACGCGCTCGATCGTCTCGCCGTCCGGGTTGGTGTAGCGCTTGCGGGCGCGGCGTTCGCGATTGCGGTCCATCGTTACCTCGTCGCCACGCTGCGCGCAGCGGAGCGCATCATCTGGAGCACGGCCCGGGACTTGGCGAACAGCGACGGCGCCCGCATGCGCTGCTGCTCGCCGACGAAGATGCTCACCTTGTGCTCGTCAAGGATGCCGAGCGCCACGAGCGCTTCGCCGAATCGGCAGTTGTGCTCGAGCATGTGCGTTTCTGCGGACGCGGCTTGCTCCGCAGTGATCACACCGTGCGCGATGAGGAGCCGATCGAGCCTCATGTGATGATGCCCTTCGCGCGCAAACCGTTCTCGATGGCGGTCAACCGGTCGCTCGTGCGCACGTCGGCCTTGGCCTGCTCGAGCGCGACGTCGGCGCCTGCCTTGAGATGCGAGACGAGCGCGCGGATCAGCCAGAAGCACAGCGCTCCGAGCGCGACGCAGCCGGCGAGCTCGATGATGGCAACGGCCTTGTAGCCGCCCTGGTCGAAGGCCTTCACCGCCTCGTCAGTGACCGCCTGCGGTACCTGCTCGAGCGCCACGCTCGCTATGGCGGACAGCGGGGTCACTGGATGCACGCCGTGAGCAGCAGGTAGCAACCAGCGATCACGCCGCCAGCTAGCGCGAGCGCATAGCAGTCCCAGCGACGACACTCGGTGCGCAGCCTGAGATCTTCATGTTCGTCGGGGGTCATCATGGCTGGCCTCTGTCCGCTACGGCGGTATCGCCGCGCTGCCTCTGAAGAGGTTCGCTGTCATCGGTCTGTGGTCCGGCGCTGAACAAACGACGGTCGCGCTCGAGGATGGCTTTGATGCGCGTCACGCCGGCGATCACCTGCTCTTGGGTGAGCGAACGCGGTTGCTTTGCAAGGCCCAAGTAGACCTTGGTCGCCTCAGGCGAGTTGAAGACGCGCGCGAACTCGGCCGCGTTCATCTTCGTGCCGACCGCTGTAGCGGCCTCGCGGATAGTGCGCCCTGGCGATTGTGAGATCACCTTCGGGCCGATGGTCATCGCCGCTTGAAACAGGCCCTGGAACATTTGCACGGCAGCGGTGCGGCTGTTGCCCATGCCCATGTTGTTGTCGTCGCCGAGCACCTTGGCGGCTTGGATCGCCTTCTGCATGGCAGCGAAGCCTTCGTCGTCGCCGTGGAAGATCGCCTTGAGTCGCGGCAGCTCGCGCCCCATCTGCGTCGCGAATTTCTTGGGCGAATAGGGCACGCCTTCACGCCCAAAGAAGTCCGCTCCAGCGGGCGCCGTCTTCTTGAGCATCTCTTCGAGCACGGCGCCGCGCATCTGGCGCGCTGCCACGGGGTCGATGCGATTGAGCACCGCGAACGTTTTCTGGATCCGCTGCGTGCTATACGTGTTGCCGCTGGCGATCTTGGGGATGATGGTCTCAGGGTCGCCATTCTCGTCGACGAGCTGCGCGGCCTTGGTGAGGATCTTGTTTTTCTGGCCCTCGATGGCCCTGGTCATCTCTGCGTAGTGCGCGCGAGCATCCTGGAGCGCTCCAGCAGCATTCGCGAGCTCGGGGTGCGCGCCGCTGACGGCACCGTCCGCTGCATCGGCGAGATCGCGCTGAAGCGCACCATAGATGTCGCGCGAGATTTTCTTGTCGAGGCCGCGATCGAGCCCATCGATCAGCGCGCCTTCGCCCTGCGCAGCCTTCGAGAAAATCGAAAGCTCGCGCTGAAAGGCCTTCATCGGCACCAACAGGCTGCCGCTCGGTGGCGGCACGGTCTTGGCGTCGACGACGTTGCCGGCGACGTCGCCGGGGCGCACCAGTGCGGTCGATTCGCCGGCGTTCTGCGGCAGCGCGCGTTGGCCATTGGGCAACGCTTTAGCGTTCGGCTCGACGGTGGCCTTGAGCGCATCTGGATCTCGGCCGAATCGCGCTCGAGCGCTCTCGAGGCGCGCCATGAGCTTGCTGCGGATCGCGTCTGCGGCATCGGTACCGAACACCGACTCGTAGTCCTTGATGACCTTTTTGACCGCGGCTTCGGTGTGGTTCATCGGCATCACGGGCTTGTCGCCGACGACCTTGGTGACTTGTGCAAACGACTTGTCCGCAGCGGCGGACCTGGCTTGCAGCATCTTTTTCGCGAACGCGTTGTAGGCCGTGCCTGCGCGTGACGCGGCCTCGTTGGCGCCGACGTTGTCGCCTGCGGTCGCAGCGACTGTCTTGTCGACATAATTGCCGAGCTGCTTTGCGCGCTTCAGGTCGCCGGCGGCGAACTCGTTCATGCCTCCGGGCTGCGAGGCAATCGTGCGCTCGAGCGAGATCTGCTCGCGACCACCAGTGAGCTGGCCCGGCGTGAAGTCGATCCCCGTCTGCTGGCCAAGACGCTCGGTTTCGGTCGCTGCCGCTTTACCGCTCACGGTGCGCGCGTTGGCCGCTTGTGCTGCCGCTTTGGCTGCATCGGCCGTGGCCTGCGCCGATGGCGCGCCCGTGTCGGCGGCTGCTTTTGCGGCAGCGGCTCGAGCTGCCTCTTGCTGGGCCTCGGTGGCGACCGTTTGGGCGGACGCGTCGGCTGCTGCACGTGTCTCAGCGACGCCGGCGCCGCTTACTGCTTCGCGCGCGGCCGCGCGACCGAGCAGCTTCTGGCCTGGCCTCGCCGCTGTCTGCAGCAGTCTCGAGCCGACACGGCCAGCGCCCTCGCCGACAAGGCCGCCGACAACGTTGGCGCCTGCGGCGATAGCGCGGTCTTGCGGCGTCAGATTCTCGTCGCCTTCGAGCAGCGCGCCGACCCCCTGACGAATAGCGCTGCCAACAACTGAGCCGGCGGCATTGCCGAGCGCTACGCCACCAGCGGTTCCGGCGCCGGGAACTATTGACCCAGCCGTGCCGCCGATGGCCGCGCCGATTCCGGCCGGGATGCCTTCGACGACATCGCCAGCCATGTCGGCCACGTCGCCGAGCATGTCCCAGTGCCCGGTGTTCGCATCGGGCACTGGATCGAACCACGCGACCTTGCCGTCGGGCATGCGGATCTTGAAATTGACGACCTTGCGCTCGCTTTCGCGGTCGACGGGGATCGAGCCTGCTCGCGCTCGGTTGCGTGCCGCCTCGGCCGCGCGCGAGCGCAGTGCGCTATCGCGTTCGCTCGTCGATTTGAACTCATCGCCCTCGAGCACAGGCACCACGTTGTCGTCGCCGTAGAGCTTGCGCAGTCGGTTGTAGACGCCAACCTGCGAGCCCTTGAACGAGGCCAACGCGCGCTCGCCGGCGGGTATAGAAATGCCGTTGTCCGGGATAGCGTTGTGCAGACCCTCGATGCCACTGAGCTTCGCACGCTCTTCGGCGACGTTCGCGAGCTGCTGATCGTTCGCCTTGCCAGTCTGAGCCGCAACAGCATCAGCGATGGCGCCGAGGTCGTCGCTTGCCGCTGCCCGCGTCGGCACCTGCACCTCATGCGGCGCCGGAGCCTCATCGAGCAGCGCGGCTATCTCTGGTGACGCTTGCGGCTTCGCCTTGGTGCGAGCTCTGTCGCGATGCACGGCCGCCGGCGGCGGAGCTTCGTCGAGCAGTGCGGCGACGCTCGTCATTGCGGCGCTCCGCCGTGCTTGGCCACGTAGCCGCGGATGAATTCTTCGCGCTGCGCCGGCGTGAGCCTGCCCGCTTTGACGTACTGGTCTGCAAGGTGCTCGCCTGCGATGCGCACTTGTCCGCCCTGCGTCATGGTCGGCGCGGCGACGGTCTGCTTGTTCTTGCCTGAGCCTGCGGTGACCGTCGTCGATGGTTGAGCGGATTCGCCCTGCGCAAGCGCTGTCTCGTAGTCGGCGCCGCGGGCGCGTGCTGCGTCGAACGCTTTCGCAAACTCGTCCGTGCCGAGCTTGTAGCCATGCGCAAGCAGGTTGCTCTTGATCGCCTCGACGCGCTGATAGCCGGACTTGGCGTCACCCAAGAGCGCGTTGAACTCAGTGGGGCCGAGATTGCTGTTGAGGATGCTCGCCTCAAGGTCGTCGAGCTCGTTGGCTGATGCGCCGGCGCCGGTGATCGCCTTGCGGTAGGCGTTGAAGAATTGCTTCAGGTTCGAGACGAAGATTTTCGCGTCGCCGAGGTATTGCTTCTGCTCGTCATCGAGCTGGCTCGTGTCGATGCGGTCGAGCTGCGATAGCGCACCGATCTTGAGCTTGTTCTTGTAGCCGAGGAAGCGCTCGGGACTGAGTCCCTCGAGCTTCGCCAACATGTACTGCGTGTCGCGCGCATTGCCGAGTGCGTCTTGTGCGTCGCTCTCGTTTTTGAGCGTCAGCGGCGAGCTCGCGCTGCTCGAGCTGACGTTGTTGTTGATGTTGACCGCATTGCCCTTAGCCGCGCCGGCCGCGCGCTGATCGTTGCGCTGCTTTGAGAGCTGGGCGACGCGCGGATCACGCGCAGCGGCGTCATAGTCGTTGCCGTAGCCCAGGTCCGCCGCCGCGGACATGAAGTCCTTGTCGTAGTTTCCGCTTGCAAGTCCGCGCTTTGTCGCATCGGTCTGCTCGACAATGGATTGAAGCACCTCGGGCGGCGGCGGATTGTTCGCGTCGACCCCCTGCAGAATGTCTTGATCGAGCACGCCACCTTGAACGCCAGCGACGAGGCTCTGGTACGTCGACGCCCATGGCACTTTGCCTTCGAGCGCCTCGCGCGCGTGGTGATTCAGGAAGTTCGCCTGGACGATAGTGCGGTCCTTGAATGCCGTGAAGCGCTTGTTGTTCGCTTCAGCGGTATCGTTGTCGGCCTGCTGCTGCTTGATGTCGAGCTCGCGCGACTTGTTGTTCGCCTCGGCCGCCTGCCGCTGCATGGCGATGCCCTCCTGCGGCGCGAGCGCCATCAGCGCGCGGTAATCTCCACCGAAGGCTTGCTGGCGCGCCTGCTCGAGCTGTGATCGCATCGCTGCGACACGCTTTTGCTCGTCGAGCGCGAGCTGGTTCGATTGGTTCTGCAGGGCGAGATTGCGGATTTGCTGGCCTGTGGCCAACGCGTCGCCGAGCTGCAGCCCTGGGCCGTTCGAATACATCAGCCGAACGCCCCCTTCGACGCGGCGATCTGGGCCGCGTTGTTGATAATGTTGTCGATACCATTGCCGATGCCAGCGAGCGTCTGTCCGCTATATTGGACAGGCATGCCCTGGGCGCCGATCATCATTCCTGTCAGCGTCGATTGCTGCGCGGCGTTCTGCATTTGGTTATTCGCCTGCGCGTTGGCGATGCTCGTGTCGACCTGACCGAGGTTTTGACCGAGCTGATTCTGGTAGCCCGCTGCCTGCGCGCCCATTTGCTGCAGCGTCTGAGCGGTGTTCGCGCCGTAGTTTTGCGCCGCTCCGGCTTCCGCCTGCCCGACACCAAAGCCGAAGTTCGCAGCGTTGCCTGCGGCATTGTACGCAGCGTTGCCTGCGCCTGTTTGTAGAGCTCCTACGTTCTGTCCGGTCTGCGCTTCCAGGCTAGCGAGGTTGGTGCCGATGCCCGCGTTGTACGCGTCGTTGGTGGCGGCGTTGTTGTAGAGCGCGTTTTGGTTGTTGACGTACTGCTCGTAATCTTGATTGGCGAGGCCGATGGCGTTGTTCTGAAGAGCCTTTAGCGTCGCACCGCTATAGCGACCGCCGCTTGCTGCGGCTGCGCGATTGATTGCCTGCTCACTCTGGTCGAGCGCGTATTGGTAGCCAGGGCTTGCCTGATAGCCACCATAGAGACCGCCGGGCTGATCGAGCAGAGCCCCGGCGCGGCCGCCAGTGAGGCCGCCGAGAGTATTCGCCGCTGCATTCGCACCTGCAATCGTCGACCCGATGGCCTGCCCGTAGCCGCCCTGTTGCGCGGCGTTGCCCTGAGCGAGCCGTTGCAGACCTGCGCCGCCGCTGGTCATGAGATCGCTTTGCGCTACGTGATTGGCGTTGCCGAGCGCGTTCACGGCGGCGTTTCCGGCCCGCAGCGACGTGTTGATTGCGGCGTTGCCGTATTTGGTGAGGTCGTTCGTCGCGGCGTTGCCGCCCTTGTTCAGCAGGAAGTTGGCGTTGTTGAGCGAAACCTGGTTCTGATCCTGGCGCGCCTGCACCGCGGCCTGCTGCTGCGCAGAGACCTTTTTAGCGGTCTGCTCTTGCTGGTGATTGCCGAACGCAGTGGCTATAAAGCCCATTTTAGAAAGCCCTCACCCAAACGTTTTCGATGGGCTCAAAGCCGAGAGCCGAGACAATCTTGCCGACGGCGCGCGCTGCCGCCGTCATAAGCGCGCCGGCCGCGATGCCGCGGCACCCGCCGGCCTTCGCCCACTCGCACGCAGCCGCGAAGAGCATGCCGGCGACACCGTTTTTGCGGTGCTCGTGGTCGCACCACACGAACATTTCCTGAGCCATGAGCGTCGTGGGTGCGAAGTAGACGGGCTGAATCGTCACGGCCAGGGCTCCGATCGGGCGGTCATCGTCGAGCGCTATGAACACTCTAACATCACCTGCGCCCAAGTTTCCATTCAGTAGATTACACTGAATAGATTGATCGAACAGTTGGCCCATGGCCTCGATGTCGAGCTCTCCCCATTGCGACACACGGCCCTCGGCGTAGACGTCGCGGCACATCCGCAAGAACGCGTCGCGGTGCTCGGGCTGCGCATGGGTGACGGTGATCATTAGATTGTGATCCATTGCCTAACGGATGAGATTGTGACGGCCATGAGGCGCTTGGTCCCCCAGTTGGTATTGATGGTCTGCGTAAGCGCTCCGTCGATCAGCTCAGAGGCGTTCGCATCGATCGTGATGTTTTTCGTGGCGCCAGCGCCCCCGCCATCCTTGATCTGGATCTGATCCCCATCGGTCATATTGGCGATCGGCGGTAGCGTAATCGTCCGCGACGAAGATGGGCTCACCACCACCACGACCGCGTCGGTAGCCGCCATTGTGTAGTTGACGGTCGTGTATACCGGCGGCTCGCTTAGCCGCGCCTGAACAGTCGCAGCGGCAATCCGCATTAGCGCACCGGCCTGCTTGAATTGCAGCAGCGATGGCAGCGCGTCGCTGTTTACGAGCTGTGCGCCATTGCGCAGTATCAGCGGATCGATGTTGAACGAAACGAACGACGTGCACCAATAGATGACCGCGACGTTGGCGAATCCAAGAAAAGGCAGACCTTGGTTGTTGTCGAACGCGAGACCGGCATCAGGGCGCCCGGTAAAGCTATAGCCAGGATTCGCGGTGGCGTTTGCCGACAGACCGGCAACCACGGTGCCTGTGACGTCGAGATCGCCGGTGATCGTATGGTCCGCTGTAACGTTCAGCCAGTCGAGCTTTTGCTTGTCGGCGGCGGCCAGGAATCCGGCGATAGCTGTTGTCGCCCCTGCATGGAGCGCTCCGCCCAACAGATTGCCGTGCGCATGCGCGTGGTCGGCCCGCGCTGCGTCCGTGCTTGTCCCCACGACGGGCGCGCTCGACACCACGTCCGCCGGCGTCACGCTGGTGTCCAATGCTGCGCTCGTCGTGTTGACGCGATCGACGAGCTGCCGCAACCACTGCAAAAAAACACCGCTAAAACGGCCTTTGTCGCCGAGTGCCGCCATCGCATGGTTGAAGACCTGGAGCGCGCTCATGCGCCACCAACCTCAAAGCGATGCTGCGCTCCGTTGATCGTGATGCGTGCGTTGGCCTGAATATCGAAGCGGTGCGTGCGTTGCCTGTAGGAGCCGCAGCGCGGCCATGCGAACCGATCTTGATCGGTGCTCTGTCCCGCACCCGCGCCTTGGTAGTCTGATGTGCCGTGTGTGATGAAGCCCTGCGCGGTCGCGAGATCTGGCGACGTCGAATCGCAGTACGCAAATGCGACCTTGCCGGCGACGCCCAAGGTTCGCGCCATGTCGAGTCGCACGTCCGACTCGAAAACTCGGCGTCCGCTCGCATCAAACGTCGGCAGCACCAGAGCGCGTGAGATGTCTTGCGCCACATTGCTATCGCGGAAAACAGTCTCGTCGAACACATAGACGTCGGAGTGCGCGCCTGCGGCGATCGAAGGGTTTGCGGCAACATAGGTGACGTCATTCAGCGTGACCGTGCCTGCGTAGTACGTCACCGAATTGTCGGTCGTTGAATGCATCCGCAGATGCCATACATCGTCCGTTATTGAGTACACAGCGACGCCGAGCGACGGCACGCTCACGCACAAGAAATCGTGACCGGCGGCATCCGAATAGCTGCTCAGGCACGCTAGCTTGACGTGGTTCACGAACTGCTCGACATCGCGCGTCGAAATGCGCTTCGGCTGGTAGCCCTGCATGGCATACACGGCGCCATCGCGCGACGAAAAATAGGCGACTCCGTTGTGTGACGTTATAGCGCACGCATCGAGCAGTCCGACATTGACGGTGCCGGGCTGCTGGCGTTTGAACGGAAATGTGTTGTCGCCAGAGTCGTACCAAAACTCGACGTGCCGCTCGCCGAAAATCAGCAGTTCCTGGTTGACCGAGATGATTCCGACATTGCGGTCTGCGACTGCATCAGCCGAGGTGAAATCGAGGCCGCCAATTGTCGTCGGATCATCGATCGCACTGATCCACCAGACGTTGGAATTGGCCTCGAGGTAGATCGTCTGGCCATCTTGCCAAGCTACTGCGGCGATGCCGCGGCCGCTCGGCAGCGTGATGGCGGTAAACACCATCGTTCCCGTCGAGAAGTCGGCACACCACGCCATCTGCGATAATGGATCGCAGATCACTGCTTTGTTCTCGCCGGCGCCGATGATCTGTACCAATCCCGTCGCGAACGCGATTCCGGGGAGAGCTCCTTCATCATTCGCGCCGCGCCACAAATGCGAGCCGACTACCGACCAGATGCTGTTCTCGTCGTTGTTGCCGCCATATATGTACGCAATGCCGCGAATGGCGCCGCCGGATACGCCGAACGGCGACGCAAGAGCCGGCGTATTGATTGCCGACCATCCACGTTTGTTGGGCATGCGGACGGGGATCAGATCCTGGAATAGCTGTTGTCCGGCATAGCGGTTATTCGCACCGCCGCCGGCTACTGAGGTCGCGCCGCTCGGGAGGAGCGGCAGATCTTGCCAGTCCTCCATCAGTAGTCCTTGATGCGCACGGGCACCTGCGGTGCCATTGACGCCGTGTTGGTGTCGATGGTCTGCCGCGCGCTCGCATCACCGCGCTCGAGCTCGGTGTAGCGATCGGGCGTCACGCCGTAGTCCGTCGCTATTGCGTACGCGAGCATGGCGGTCAGCGGCGTGTGGGCCCACGCCGGGATTTCATCGAAGGGGAAGGGTGCCTTTCCGCGCGCGCGCAAGTCGTCGTAGATTGATTGCAGCGCATAGATGGCGATGTTGCTATCAGCCGCGGACGGCGTCCCGCCCGCGGCGATAGCGCCAACCTTCGCCAGGGCGCGGTTGGCTACATCAGTCGACGTCTGCGTCGCGAAGCCCATCAGGCCTGGGCCGCCTCTAAGGACTCACGCTTGGCCTTGCGCGCAGCAGCCTCGTCGGCGAGCTTCTTGGCTTCTTTCGCCGCCTCGGCCGCCTCTTTGGCGTCAAGCTTCTCGAAGTCATGCATGCCGTCGAGCTTCTTGATGTTCGCCGAGCCGCGCACTTCTTTCGCCGGACCATCGACCTCGAAGTTGATGCCGCGGAAATGGAACACTCCCTTTGGGGAGTGGTCGCCGTGGCCTCCGGTATAGCGGAACCACGCTGTCTCTTCTTGCTTCGCTGCCATTCAAAACACTCTCTTGCTGGTGCGCAGTTGCAACGAGAGGGGCGGCCGACTTGCGCGTGCCGACCGCCCCATGCCCCTAACCCGTCAGGACGAGGTGGTCCGCTTTAGCTGTTGGCCGGTGCCGCGACATACAGCGTCAGCATGCCGAACTGCTTCTGCTGATACATGATCTTCTTGAAGCCGCGCTTCTCTTGCACGCCGGTGCCGGTGATGATGCCGAAGTCACGCTTTTCGGAGATCTCTTTGGGCTTCTGCGCCCATGCGACCGCGAGCGCCGATCCGCCCATCACGTAGACCGGCTCGACATCGACACCGCCGCTGCCGACGCCGACGATCGGCCGAATCTCCGGGATGTTGCGATAGACGTTGCCGTCCAAGATGATCTCGCCGCCCGTGAACAAGCGGTTGCTCATCCCGCGCGACGCCGCGTACTTGTACGAGTCGACGACGCGGGTGTCTTTCTTGAGATCGCGCCAGGCGCGATTGCCGAGAAGGAAGATGCGCCACTCTTGGTCGCTGTCTTCAACCTTCCACGGACGGATCGCCTGCGTTTGTTCGGTATCCGCGAACATGAACGCAGCCAGATCGCCGATGGCCGCCGACATGATATCGGCAGTCGAGTCGAGCGTCGCGAGAGCCGTGGCATGCACCAGCGACGACGCGTTGCCCACCGACGCGCCGAACAGCACGCGATCCGCGTTGGCGGCGAGCCATGCGTTCTTGTCTGACTCCGTCGTGCTCGCGTATGGCGTTTTTCCGTCCAGATTCGGCGAGCCAGCAGCCGATAACAGATCGTTGCGCAGCGTGACTGACAGCCAGTCCGTCGAGAGCGGCTCGACCTGCTCGGCGAGATCGATCGAGCTCTTTTGCTGATCGGCCTCGTGAACCGCCCATGCGTTGCGCACGACTTCGACCGTTACGCGGTCGCCGTCGTTGATGATCTGCGACTCGGAGCCGGAAAGCGTCTGCGTGCCACGCTTGCCGCCGGTCCGATCGGCGAACACGACCGGGATGTTGATCGTGTCGCCCTGATTTTTCTGACCCTTCAGATCGTTGATCAGTTGGATCGGATCATCAGGGCTGTCGCCCATGAGTGTTTGCAGTCTGTTTTTGCGGACGTACTCGCGAAAAACTCGACTGCGGTACTTTACTGCCTGATTAGTCGCTGCTGCTCTTGAGACTGCCATGTACCGACTCGCTTTTGCTTAGCGACGCCGGCGCCCCAGTACGGTTTTGAAGTCCTCGTCTTCACCGTCCGTGTCGCCGCCGTCGTCCGCAGCCGCGGACGCGTCACGCGTGCCGGCGGTGCTCTGCGGAATGTCTTTGGCCGTGGCGAGCGCCTTCTCTTTGCGTGCAGCTTCGCGTTCTTCGGCGCGGATTTTCGCCCGCTCCTTCTCGCGCCATTCGTCGAGGTTCGTCACATCCTTCGGGGATTCGAGCAGTTTTCTTCCTTGTTCGGCCGCGAAAACGGACGGATGACGGTGGTCGTGCATCTCCTGCGCTAGCGGTGAAAAGCCACGGTACTTCTGCCTTTCCTCGCTGACGCGCTTGGCGAATGCGCCGAGATAGCTCTGCAGCTCATCCCCAAACTTCTCCTTGGCATCTTCGAAGCTCGTCGCGTAACGCTGGTTGTCCAGCGCCTCGCGCACGGTCTTCTCGATGAGCTCGGTGGGGCTGCCCGTCAGAAACTGCTCGTCAGCGGCCGCTCGCCGCTGTTCCGCCGTCTGTTCGTTCGTCGTCTGCCGTTGCGGATTGATCTGCTCCCGAAGCTTGCGATTTTCCTCTTCGATCGCTGCAGCGCGCCGTTGGGCCTCTTGCCGCTTCGTGCGCTCTTCAATCAGTACCTTTCGGGGGACCGGATGCGGGTCGCTGTCGTCGAGATTCTCGCTGTCCGAGTTCGCGGTTTGCGAGTCCGCGTCTGACGTATCGCTCGTCGTCTCGGCATCGGCGCCGTTGTCCGTCTTTGTGGACGAATCCTCGGCAGCCGCTTCAGCTTCATCCGCGGCAGGCGTTTCGGACTCTAGAGAGCCCTCGTCGCCGTCGTTGAAGAAGCCGTCGAGTCTATCTTTCTGAGCAGCACCCATTCCGTGTCTCCTGAAGGCCTGTGTCGCCGGCCTGGCGTTTGGTACACGTCACAAATCTATTGAATGGATTCCATTCAGTAGATTCGCTTGAGTATAATGAGTGTACGCGGAGTCGGTTCGACTTCGCAACACAAAGGAAATCCGAGATGGCGATCAGCTATACGAGTGACAGCAACCGTTCCGTGCAGGTGTACGAAGGCCAGGGCCGACAGGTATGCCGCCAAAGCGTAGTCTTCAATGTCGCGAGCAACCCGGCGGCGAATGACCAATTTCGTGTCATGCGCCTGCCGAAGTGCCGTGTCGTTGGCGGTATGATCTCGGGCCGCAAGCTCGACACCAACGCGAGTGAGACGCTGAAGCTCGACGTCGGCACGATCAGCGACTTCGTGTACGACGCGAACGGCAACCCCGCCGGCGGCACGCTCAATCAGACCACGCTGCACAAGAGCGGCGTAATCACGGGCGCCGGCGTCACCGATCACGTCGAGAGCGATGGTGCGTCGTTGTTCGTGCGCCACTTCAACAAGGTGATCGACGGCGACCTCGTGCTCACGGGCGACGACAATCTCGTCGTCGTGACTGCGGCCGCGACTGCGGCAACGTTCGCCGCGGGCAACATCCGCGTCGACGTCGATTACGTCTGCGACGACCAGTAAGCTTTAGCGCAGTGGCCCACCTGGCTGCTGCGGCAGGCCCTGCGCCTGCATCCCCGCCTCGGCCGCCGTTCGCAGGGTATCGGCGTGCGTCCTCGACATCCCCACCTTCTCGGCCTCGGTGAGCACGCGTGTGTGCTCGGCGTCCGCGAGATCTTTGTGCGCCTTGATGGGCGCGTGCTGGGCCTCGATGCTCGTCTTGACTGCGATGTTTTGCGCCTGCGCCTGCATGTGCGGAATTCCGGCGAGCGTCGCCTGCGCCGTGGCCGAGGCCTGGTCCGCTTGAGCGTTCGTCTTGCGGATGTTCGCCGCGACAAGCGCTTGTTGGCCAGGGTCGGGCGGGGGCGCTTGTGGTGCGCCGGCTTGCTGCTGTGCCTGCATCTGCTGCTGCATGCGCTCGGCGATCTCTTGCTTGTTGCGCAGCGAGCTCGACTCGATGAGCAGATCCATCGGGATCGGGATCCCCTTGGCCGCGAGCTCGGCGAGCTTGTCGAATTGCTGCTGCAGGATGGTCGCGTTGTCGGCAGCGTCGGCAAGATAGACGTCGGCGTCGACGTCGTGCAGATCGTTCTCGGTGATCGTGGCCTGCATCTCGGGCCACGTCTGCACTTGCGCGACAACCTCGCGGTTGACGAGATGTGCGACCATCTCGGGCGGCACCTGCATGCCCTGCTGTGCTGCTGCTTGCGCTTGCTGCTGTGCTTGCTGGTTCGCCATGCCGACGATCGGCGCGGCCTTGAGCACGAGATCGACGTCGCCCAGCATCGTGACGGCGTCCTGTATCGGCACTTTGTCCTCGAGGAGCTCTTGCAGCCGCTCGAGCCGCGTCATGCTTCCGTTTAAGCGGACCCAGCGCATGCCTTGCTTGTCGTCGCGGACACGGACCCATTTCTCTTTGGTCCAAAACTGCCGGATGCGATTGGCAATGGCGCGGTAGATGTTGCGCCGGAACGTGCGCAGCGTCTGCGATGGCCGCTCGTCCTGGAGCGAAGCGTACTGCTGCTGCGCCTGGCGCGAGATGCCGCTCAGTTGCGACGTGTCCTGCGCGGCGGTCGCGATGTCGGGGCCGGTATCGTTGAGCTCGGCGCCGGCGATCTGAAGGAACTGCACCTGCGCCTGGGCCTGCTCGAGGCCCGAGCGGATTTGAACCGCCGGCTGCGTGCCACCATTCAAGCCGCCGGTGAGCGCGCCGCGGTTGAACTTGACCGCACCGCCGGCGCGCCCGAGCTGATCGCGCGCATGGTTGACGTCTGGCACCGCCCAATCCTCATAGAGTAGCTGATTGGTGAGCGAAGAGCGCAGACCGCTGGATCGCCGCTTGTTGTATTCGCGCTGCGCGTCGAGCATCCACTCGAGTGCGCTATAGCGTTCGCCGCTGCGCGCAACAAAGCAGCTCGTCGCGATGATCGGGCACTCGTCGCGCCCCCATTTGTCGAGATAGCCGGTCGGCCGCGGCGGAATGATCCAATCGCTGTGCGTGAAGAACGCCACCCACCAGCGGCCGCCCTCGAGCCAATACAGCTCCATGACGCGGACGCGCTTGTTTTCGCCTGCGTCGCCCCACCAGTCGCGTGGCTCGTCCTTGTACGCGTTCCAGTACTCGAAGCTGTTGTCGACGGCGCGCTCGAGCGCGGCGATCTGGTCCGGCTTCGACCAGCGGTCTTTGGCGCGATCGAGGTAGTCCCAGTTGGCGATCCCGAGAAATCCGGCGTCTTTGAAGTGCCGGTCTTTCGAGTGTGGGTCCCTGATGAATCGTTCCTGATCGATGAACGCCGCAGTAATTTCGACTTCCTCGTTGTCGTTCGCCGGCTCTTTGGCGCCCGGTAGATTGGGAAGCACCTCATCGTCGGTGTTCGCTGCGTCGTCGGCGTCCGACGCGGGCGCACAGACCTTGATGCCGACATGGATCGCCGCGATGCCTTCGACGTGAAACGTATCGACGCAGTCTGCGTACTTCTCGTCGAGGTCTTCCTCGTCCGCTACATAGCGGAATGCATCCGTGAGCGCTTCGGCCGCGGTCTGCTGTGATGGCTTCTTGGGCAGTGCTTCGGGCTCAGTGATCGCGCGCACGCAGCTCCCAATGCGCGTCGCCGTTTTTGGCGCGCATTTGTTGATCACGACGGGCGACTGGCCCATGGCGCGGAAGTCTTTTTCCTCTTGCTCGGTCCATTGATTGCCGTCGATGAAGTCGCGGCGCGTGCGCATGTTGATGCGCTCGGCCTCGCCGAGCCTGACGGCGCTGTTGACCTTCTTGCGCAAGTCTTCGACCGTCATCTTCGACGTAGCCGCGAGCTTTTGCTTCTTGGACTTGGTGCCGGCGCGCGCGCGAACAACCGCGGTGCCATCGTCGTCTGTTTTTGCGTACGCGTCGGTCATGGTGTCGAGCTCCACGTGCTGCTTGGTTCACTGATCGATTCGTAGCCGTCTTTTTTCTTGCTGTTGCTGCTCTCGCCGGCGCCACTGAGCGCTGGGTGCGCTTGGTCGATGACGTTGCACATGAGCGACATCACGTCGAAGGCGTCATCCTTCTTGTGCACCGGGAAGCCGACGCAGGTGGTGACGACGTGATCGACCCACTCCGCGTTAGAGGGCATGATGATCTTGCCCATGGCGCCGCGCGCCTGAAACGCGCGAGCGCGTGTGGCCTTGGCGCGCTTCGAGCGGTCGGCGAAGCCCTGTTTGGACGAGCCCTCGGCCTGCGTGCCGGGGTGGTTGATCCACTCGAGGCGCGCCATCACTTTGCGCTCGTCCATGCGCTTGACGAGCGCGCCTTCGATCGACCGTCGGATCACGCCGCCCTCGCCGAACACGCACCATGGCTGGTGCTTCGCCATCTTGTCGATGAGCCGCTCGATCCACACGTCGGGCTTCGTCTGCCCGTACCACCAGTCGATGACGTAGAGATCGTTGTTCGCGTCGACGCCAAAGACGCCGTGCTCGGTGAAGTCGGGCTCGCTCGCGTCTTCCTCGAGCTCGCGCACCGCGTAGTCGCTCGCCATGTAGACGCGCAGCGGCGGCAGTGCAGTCCAGCGCTTTTTGAACCACTCCGCTAAAATGAACTTGCCGGCCTGCGCCCGCACCATCCAGTTGCCGCGCAGCAAGCGCTCGCGCTCGACCTCGGGGAGCGCCATCAGGCGCGAGCGATAGCCGGGGTCAGCGGCCATGAGCGCCTTGTTGTCGTCGAGGCGTGCCGAGATGAACGTGAATGAGATCGGCTCTTCGCCGTCGCGGCACTGCTCGAGCAGCTCGTCGCGCGTGTCGGCCCAAATGAGCGTGTCACCGCGGCGGATAAACCAGCGGATGACGCCGGAGCGCTCCGGTATCGCGAACCCGTCGGGACCAATCCACCAGGCGATCAGCTCGGCGACGAAACTGTCGGGGTCAGGGTTGCACGTGGCGCGCATGTAGGGCTTCACGCCACTCACTGAGCGCATGCGGCTGACGAGATACCAAAACTGCGCCGGCTCGAAGTGCGTGAGCTCGTCCCAGCCGATGTACGCGTACTGCTTGCCCTGGTGATCGTAGACGTCGGTGACGTGTTGAAGGTGCAAGAGCTGCAGCAGGCCGCCGCGCGGGAACTTCACGCGAAGCGTCGGCGACTCGATGAGCGCGCAGCCAAGCGGCCGGAAGATGCTCTGCGCCTCTTCCCAGAGCGAGCCGGCGCCGGTGAGCTGTGGCGACGTTCTGCGAAAGATAACGCCGCCAAACTTCGGGTTGTTCAGGTGGCGCGCGGGCTCGAGCAGCAGCGCGAACGATTTGCCGCCGCCCGCCTGTCCGCCATAGACGGCAATATCCGCCGGCGTCGCGAGGAACTTCTCCTGCGGCCCTGGTTGCGGCCGGATCTGGCGTGGCTTCAGTGCGTTCACTTCGGCAGCCCGCGCCCGTTGTCGGGCAGGTAGACGTGCACGACCTCGGCCTTCAGCGGGTTCTCGGGATCGCTCCCGTGCAACACCTTGTCCGTGAACATCCCAATGTGCCTGCCGATGAGTTCGAGTGCCTTGTTCGCCACTGCGCCGCCGTCCTTCACTCGCGCGCGCATCGCGCGTCTGTGATTGCGTTTCAGATTCTTGATGACCCACGCGGCATCAGTGTCGGTCTTCTTGGCGAGCGCAGCCTTGCGCTCTTCGATGGCGGCGGCGACTCCAGTTTTGTCTAGCAACTGCGATGCGATCTTGGCGGCCGTTCGTTTGCTATAGCCCGCGCGGATCGCCGCCTGGGTCGCATTCAGATCGACCATGTACTCGTCGACGAAGCGGCGCTGACGCGGTGTGAGCTCGGCCGCCATTACCGCCAGCACATGCCGTAGTCCCAAACCGGGATGCCGCCGTTGTGACTGTGAATGTGAATGAAATCGACGAGCGTGCGGCCGGTAGTCGTCGTGATGGTGTTCTTGATCCAGCCGCCGGTGCCTGTGACGGTCACTTGCGTCTCGGCGGGCAGTCCGCTGACCGGGTCGTTGATGATCGTGGGGCTTGAGACCGTCACGCCGGCCTGGTCCCACGTGCTCGTCGAGATACTTTCGTCGTTATCGAGATCGAGGTCGTCGATCCAATCGAAGCCGAGCGGCTTGACCTCGTCGCGCTGCATGACGATGCACAGGCGACCGTCGCCATCGCGGTAGAACTCGTTGCGGCGCAATGACCTGGCAGCAATCGGCATGCGTCCAATGTAGCGCGTCTATTCAATGGAATCTATTCAGTAGATTCGTTACGCGACACGCATTGATCCGCAACCGCCGCGAGTCGCCTCGACAGGTCCCGCGCCTCTTCTGGTGTTAAGCGCGCGGCCAACCAGCCGAGCTGGTTACCAAGCTTCGTCCCGATCGATAGCAAGACCAGCGTGTCGTAGTCATACAAATCGATCGCCGCGCCGTCGCCAGACCTGAAGTTGATGCGTCGGCCCGTCGTGCCGGCAGATAGTTGGCTGCGGACGCGTTCGCATTCTCCGGCGATCTCCCCCCTCCAGCAGCTTCTTCACGCGCACGTAGCGGCAGTCGGGGGCGTGCTCGTACCGCGTCTCGCTGTCGCGCGGGTGTCGGTTCAGCCAAATAGGCTCCGCCCTGCATGCCTCACAGCATGAGTCATGGAGCATCCCGATTGTGCCTACCCAGGTATCTTCCACCTGCTCCAGCACCAGCTTCAGCTCGTCGAGAGTCATGGCTTAGGCTTCTCCGCGCCCTTGATTGCCGCAATCTCCGCAGCCGACGTCGCCCGTCGCTTCGACAGACCGCAGTCGCCGCATGTCACGGTGACGAAAAGCGCGCCGTTCGCATCAGGCACGGTCGTGATGTTCGCATGCTTGCATCGGTCACTCATTGCCCGCTCTGCCTCCATTCTTCAGCAATCGCCCACGTCGTTCCTGCCCGCGGCGCACCCGTCCCACAATACTCGCCCGTCGGCCGGCAAAAGATGTCGTGTCGTGCGTGGCCGTCGTCCGCGTCGCCTGTCGCCTGGTAGAGCTCGAGGTGAGCGACCTCGTGTGCAAGCAGCTCGACGTCACCGAATTCGGCGCCCGCGAGCCATGTCGTAAAAATCAGGTCTGGCTCGAGCATGCATCCCGATTCGCCGCGGTCGTGGCCGCATTGCTCGACCGTTTCATCGCGCACCGGGTGCAGCTCGAGGTACGCGCCGGCGTTGAACGCGATGGCGGATTGGTCGCCGCCGATGATGTCGCGGTGCGCGTAGATCAGGGTCGTGATCGCCGCGAGACGGTCCCAGCCGCCGGCGAGCTGCTCGTTGGCCGTGAGCGCAAACTCGCCCGCGTAGACCATGCGCGTGTACGAGCCGTCATCGAATGATTCGACTGGCGCGGTGCCGCATCCGAGTATGCTGACGAGCATCAGGGCAGACTTCACCATTGAATCCTCGAAACAAAAGGCGCCGCGCCGGGCGAGCGGGCGCCTTGTTGCTTGGTTGCTAGTGAATGCGCTCGTTGCGCCCCACTTGCGGGGCCTTTACATTCTGCGCCAGCGTCTCGCCGCTCGTTGTTGGCGGCACGTAGTCTGCGTCGGGCAGCGCGTTTTCACCCGCCATGAAGCCCGTGATGCGCCGTTTGACCTCGGCGATCTTCTCGAGCTCGGCGACCGTGAGTCGCTTCAGCTCGAGATAGAACATGGAGTTATTGTGGTCTGGCTTCCAGAAGATGTCCGCGTCGATGGTCGGCACCTGCTCGCCGTTCTCGCTCGACACATTGAGCGACACTCGCGCGAACAGTCGATCCGAGATCGACAAGAAGCGCTGAACGCTGGCTGCGCCTTGCTTCACTTTATCTGCCGCATCTGCAATTTCACTCCAATTCATGCACTCTCCAAATGTCCGCGACTGCGGACGGTTAATATCTGTTGGTTCGCCGAAGCTTGCCGCTCGCGTCTTTGGTGTAACGAGCGCGTTTTTCCTTAGGCAGAAAAACAGTGAGCGTACGACCGTCGACTGACATACGCTCCTGCCAAGGAAGCTTCTTATCGCCTGGCGCATTGCGACCCGGCGGCGGCTTAGGTGGTGGCTGGCCGCTCATCACTCGTTCGTGCGCTTCGGATCGTCGTCGACATGCACGCCGCGCGCCACCTGATTGTCGCGGATGGCTTTGCCAATCCACATGTAGACTTCCTCGAGATGCGTCAGCGCTAGCGACTGCGGACGCCCCGCGCCAAGGTCGTGCGTGATGAATAGCTCGACCTGGGTCATCAGGTCTTTCGCGCGCTGCTGATTCATCGCCGACACATCGTCATAACGGACATAATCGAAACGACCGCCACCGCTGTTGCTAACTGCCTCTGCCATTGTCTTCCCTTGGTTGTGTCCGCTTACGCAGACGGAACTTCGTAGACTGTTTTCGGGCGGCCACTCGTCTCGAGCACCGACGACACGACGTCGCCGGCCTCCATGAGTGTCTTCAGGGTGTCGTCGAGCTGGCGCGCCGACAGGAACCGCGTCTTGCGGATGAGCTGCTGACGACTGATGCCGCCCGATGCGCGCACGAGCTTGAGCACACGTTGGCCTGCCTCTTCGGTCTTGTTCTCGGGCGCCGCGTCCCCAACACGCGCTGCGAAATCTTCGGTGAGTCGCCACGCGAGTCCCGCACCCCATTGCGCTTCGCTCTCAGTGATCTCGGGATCATCGTTTGAAATGCCGCACGCGCGAATCAGCGAGAGCTTCAGCGCCGTCGCGACGACGCGCGTGTACGGCCCCTGTTCGCCGCCTTTGCTGCGCACGGCATCGACGCGCTTGCGCATCGTCTGCTCGAGGTCGTCGAACACTTGGCGCGCCTGCGCTGTGCTGCATACCACCAGCGGATTCGGCACTTCGCGGCGCTCGATGTCGCCGGCGGTGGGGTCTGCATTGATGGGCGCGGCCGCCCAGGCCTTGCATATGCCAGTGAGCGACGCCGGCGCCTTCGGTGCTGCGACCATCCGCAGTGGCGGATAGGGATCGGTGCTCTCGAAGACGAGCAGCCGCGATAGCAGACCATTGGTGATGTGCGCCTTGGTGAGGTTCGCGTAGAGGTTGCCGGGCACCGTCGTGCCATAGATGCTGAGCGATGGCTCGCGCACCGTTACCGCGTCGGCCTCGCTGCTCGCGTACTCGCGCTTGCGATACGAGCTCGAGCTCGCCGAGTACATGCGCAAGAGCACCGGCACGATCGACTTGATGTGCGATGGCGCGCCTTCGTCGCGCACCGTGCCGAGCAGGTAGCCGATCTCGTCGATGAGAAAGAGACGCACCGGTCGGCGCTCGATGGCGCTCTCAATGGCCGCGTCGGATGCGAACGCATCGCCGAGTATCGCCTCGGCACCGAGATCTTCGAAGAGCTTGCCGATGGCCTCGCGCGCCCGCTCTTTGCCGCACCCTGTCTCGCCGATGCCGAGCACATACAGATTCGGACGCACGCCGCTTTCGGTCTGCACCTTGCGGCCGATGAGCGCGCTCACCGCAGCGATGCTGGCCGCTAAAGCGAGCACCGGTTGTGCACGCTTGGCGCCGGCTTCAATCCAGTCGGCCAGCTCGCCGATGGCACCTGGCACACGCATCAGCTCAGAGAGCGCTGGTGGCTTCGCCTCGCCACCGTCGAGAATGCGCGAGATATCGACCTCGGGGTCGGGCTGGGGGATTTCGAGTCCGTAGCCCTGGAGAGACAGCGCATGCGCGGCCGCGCTGAAGTCGCCGCCGTGGTTGAGCAACGAAAACGCCGAGAATTTCGAGTAGCCGCGCTCGGCATCAAACGTCGTCGACGTCGAGAATACGTAGAGCAGATCGCTGTTGGCGTAGTTCGTCGTCGCCGAGATGCCCTTGTCTTTGCCGGGCCGGCGCCAACTGGTGACACCCAGGCGACCGAAGACGCGCACCCAGCCGTGCGGCTCGAGCACGTCTTCCCACGACGCTCGAGCGTTGAAGTCATCGCCCGGCCGGTTGTCGGCGCGCGGAGCTCGGCGCGTTTCCGTCGGCGCCGTCGACTCGTCGAAGATGCGAGCCACATCGAAGAGGGCACGACGCTCGTCTGGCGTGATGGTAACGATCGACGCCGGCGCACCCGACTGCAGCACGTAGGCGCCGCGGGCGTTGACGCTGCCCGAGCTCGGCGCCACGATGATGAAGCCACCCTCGCCACGCGTCTCGATGAGGCTCTTCCACTCACGCTCGCTGACGCGGCGCTTGGCGAGCTTCGTGTTGCCGGCGATCTCCGAGCACCGATAGGCGAGGTGAGCGCCGTTCGGTGAGTGCTCGAGGTAGCCAGCGGCCACGCGCTCGAGCAGCGCTTCGAGACCAGCGTCGCGGCAGAGCCGCTGATACTCGGACCACACCGACCGATCGTCGAAGTCGAGCACCTCGAGGCCACCCGACACTGCGCCGGTGATCCAGCCGACGCCCGTGCGCCCCTCGGCGTACCAATGCGCGAGTCGCTCGGCATCAGCGGCAACCGACTGGCCGATCTTCCACTCGCCGTCGGGCGCCTTGGTGCCGTCCTGCCTGGGCGGCCACACCGAGATACCAGAGAGGCGCGCCGATTCGGCGGCGTCGTGGGGGGATTGGGGGGTCAAGGTTTCTTCCCGGGAAGAAAGGGGGCGCAGGAAGGAAGTAAGTCAAACTCTAAGTATGTGAATATATTGAATATAGTATAGAGAAGGGGGCTTTCTTCCTTTCTTCCTTCCGTGTCTCTGTTTTTCGAATCAAACATGACGGACCTGTCCGTTAAAAAAGACTTTCCCCTGATCATCTCTATTAGGGGTAGAGAGAACAGACGGGGGGAAGAAAGGAAGAAAGGGAAGTATGTCCCTAACTGTCTGAAATCCTTTCAGATTCGGAGGTCGAGTCGTCGGGAAGAA